GGTAAAACTACATGCATCATAGACCATCTCACGGACTACAGTGTCCATAGCCTCACGGTACATCGGATTACTATCAGCAAGGTTACGTAACATGGGCAGAACATTCTCCCATTCAGCACCATTAGCCTTTGCGAATTCTACAATAGCGGCGACCTTTTGGTTGCCTTCAGTAGTGAACATTCCAAAATAAGTCATCTTTTTTCCTTATCCTAAAGTTTTAACAGAAGCTGACACGGAAGCACCAATCAGGACTAGAACAGTAAAAACACAAAGAGCAATAAACATTTTTTCCCTTTTCGATTAATCAGACTACAGTATACAACAGATTGGCACTATTGTCAAGCATTATTTGCCAGTAATTTTTCAACTGGCGGCCTCGGGGATCCGATCCCTCTGCCTTACACCTGAGGACCAATGTTGACACTGGTCTTTGTGGTACCACCGTTCCTCGGCGGTCTCAGCGTGGTTTTTAAGCAGCCATCTGGTACACTGTGGTGCAAGCAGATGGTTTTTTGTTCATCTTAATTGCCTTGGCACCGACATTTCCGGTTTTCATGGCAATCAGTTTAGCCTCAAGTTTAGCAATACGAGCGGCTTTCTTTACAGCAGCCACGTTTTTCTTTGCCTGACGAGCAATGGTTTTTTCAACCTTTGCATCAGCACGAGCTTTTTTCATAGCGACACGGACTTCAGCAGCCTTGGCACGGAGAAAAAACATTTCGGTCTGAATGTTTTTCAGAGCAACGGAGAGGTCAGAGGTTTTAGACATTTTGTTTCCTTTAAAAATTTGTCTTGTTTTTCAATCTATGGATACAGTATAACAGAACCAAGGCAATTGTCAAGCATTATTTGAATACTTGACCAATTTGGTCAGTTATTGTTTTACCAGCATCCATAGGTCCGATTTCTTGTTTGTTTGGTTTTGACTATAGGCACATAGCGTTTAGCATGCTTAGCAACTGGCTTTGGGTATTTCTGAGGTTTCATAATTAATCTTTCAATCTATGGATACAGTATAACACAATCGGTAGGAATGTCAAGCGTTATTGGAATAGTTGAGCATTTTAGTCAATTAATTAAAAGGTATTAAGTGACGGCTCGTATTCAGCGATTAACTGGCGCTCACGCTGATGGGCTGGTTTTCTTCCACGAACCACTTCTAATACTTCATAACGCCATTCACAGTCGGAATTGTTACGTAAAGCATTACAGAAAGCCCAGTCTTTTTTCTCACGCATGGCACGACTAACATGCTTCTGCCAGCGTACCTTTACACTACGGAGGAATGCATGGCCTTGTGCTACTGTAAGACCAATGTATGAATCTCCAGTATCCACGCACTCTACCCTATAGAGCACATGGTTTCGGTCGGATCGTGGTTTTCTCTTTATCATGTAGCCCATTATACACGAATCCTTACCATTGTCAAGTATAGGGAAAGTATTACTTAATCAAACTCACAGGCTGTAACACTTTCATATTCAACATGGATAACCTCAGAGGCATCCAGTAATACTCTTGTTTTCTCTTCAGTAGAGAATAGTGTTATAGGATAGAATAGGTCCACAGTATGCTGGACAGAGCCACCATACTTCACTCTGGACTCAGTAACTACACCCTCAACAGGTAAACCAAAGTACACACCACGGACAGTAAGACCTTCTAAGTTCCACATACTATAACCTTTTCAAAAGCAACACCGTTAGTATAACAGGCCCATAGAAAATGTCAAGCCTTTATTACCTGTGTTGTATTTCGGCAACAACAGTGGGCTTGACAAGCAGCGGAAACTATGATAAAATATAGGGCGGGATTAGGGTGGGGACTACCACTTCTCCCCTCGGTCGAAGCCATCGAGGAATTCAGAGTAGTCAGAGAGGTCACGGACTTCTGGTATATCAACTGCAAAATCTTCTACAGTCATGCCGACCAATGAGGTGTGCAATTGTTTCTGCTTCGCAATTGCTTCGGGTGTTCTATTATAATCTATCGCAACACTTCGCATATTATCTCGGACTTTATCTGAGACTTCACGGTCACTATTCGCACACCCTTGGCAGCAATAAGGTCCCCGTTTTTTATGCAGTTTTTCACAGAATTTACAGTTTTTTTCCTTATACCTATCCGTCATCTCACTGGTTCCTGTGCTCCTGTGGGCAAGTCAGTTACTACACTTTTTTGCACTTTATTGCACTTAATGTACTTATTTTCGGCCTCTATTCTTGCGGCTATAGCATCTTCAATGTTTGCAAAGGTGCCTAGATGAATATTTTGTGTGTTATGCATAATATAAGCACGCCATTTACCTGCTAATTTATTAAAACAAACTCCCGTTACGCCACTCTTACTATTTCTATTAGCACCTTTTTCATCATTTGGCACTTTTTTACTCCATTTTTTGCTTTCATAACCACTTTTACCTTTATTCCAAGGCACTCTACCTTTGTGTGCTTCACTTAATTTTTTCCTAGTTTCTTCACTAGGCATTTTACCTCTACGAGAATCTGAAATTTTCTTCTTATGCTCTTCACTAAAGGGTGCTAGTTTTTTACCCTTATTCCAAGGGACATAATCTTCTGCATAGGAATAAGTTTTACCCTTATTCCAAGGCACTCTGCCTGTCGCTTTACCTTTTTGAGACTCACTTATTCTCTTCTTTTGTTCTTCAGTTCTTTTCTTGCCTTTTGTATTATCACTTATTTTTTTTCTAGTTTCTTCGGAATAATATCTGCCGGTAGAATGTTGTCGTAGTTTATCTTTTACTTCTTTGGTGTGTTTGTATCCAGAAATACCTTCACCACCATCAGTTCGGTTTTCAAGTGTTCCTGTATTAATGTCCAATCTACCAAACCATGCAATATAATCCCTCTCATTGGAAAACGCTTGTTCTTCTGTAAGGTTATGTAAGATTATCTCAATTCTATCAATTGCCGGTAAGACAATAAGTTCATACTTTGTTCTATGATACGCTCTATCACCCTTGCCCTTACCGATATAATATGGTGTGCCGTCTTCCCTCAGATATGCATAAACATAATAATCTTCACTCATTTTAATACCTACTACCCTCTTGGTCTACTGCATTACTATCAGTACACGCCATATTATGATTGGTTGCATGAGGGCAGCGCTTATTACCACACTTCGGGCATAATATCATTCTCGTTAGCTGTGTCAGCGGGTCTGCACAATTATAACAATGGCAGGAGTTTTTCTGTAGTAACCGAATCAGTTCGGCCTGTTCCTTTACCCTATTCTCCAAGTCTTTTATTCGCTCATCAATCGTCATTCTAATAAAGTCCTATTAATATTCAACCTGCTACATAATTCATAACTTCGGCTCTTTTATCTCTACAGGAATAGGAGGCTTTTTCAATGCCTCCATTATTACGTCATTCATATCTGAACCCTTTTTCTTTGGCTGCGGGTTCTTATATGTCTCTGGTTTCATCCAGTCTGGTAAATCATCTGGTTCAGGCTCGCCCCAAAAATTCTTGTTCATCCTAGTTCCTTTCGGAAAAATTTATAAAATCTCTTTTTCTCTGCATCAAAACCGTGCGTCAAATCATCATCTAAATTCTTATGATATTCTAACTCATTTCGTATCTCAAAAAAGGTAAATACGACTAGAATACCGAGCGAGAGCGCAAATGATACCAGTATTACGGCAATAAGCAAATAATTAAAAAAGAACACCAGTATCATAGGCACTACAGTAAATGACAATAAAAATCCAAAAACTAATAATATAGCTTTTAGATTTGAGTTCATATCGGTGTGCCTAACTCCCCTGCGCCTAGTACACAACCAACCTTAGAATCATACTGTATCAGCGTCCATGAACCAGTCTTTTCATTCTTGTAAATTGAAATATAGGTGGCAGTCGAGGTGTCTTTGCCTGTCCATATCATCTTTTCACCATAATTCTCTGTAAGGTCATTAATCAATTCTTGTACATCAGAACAGCGCATTGTGCGAGTCAATTCAAATAGTCTTGTCGGTTGTGCGTTTAGCATCGGTGACACAACCAATGCCAAACATAATAGCAGTTTTCTCATCTTGTTTCCTTATATTGTTATACCATAAACGTATATAGTGGGATGCAGTTAAACTATAGTGATTTTATTATTGGAATTTGCTACTGGTTCTAATTCTGGCAAAGGACCCATTGGCGGGTCATTGTAATCATATCGGTATTCTTCATACACCCGCCATTTGATAGGCTTCCAATATTTGTTGATTATATTGTTCAGCAATACGGCAGTTAATCCAATTATCACAATACCACCACATGTCAAAATTGTACCAACAAAAAAGTTTGCTGCAATATGTACATCCATTATTTTCTCCAATCTCTCTTTGCTATCTTAAATTCTTCATATGCAATTTTAACAAAGGCTATAATATCATCAATGAACCAACCAATGACAAAGCCTATAATAAAATCAGCCATTATCAACCTCATATGTTACATCATAACCGCCCTTGCGGTCAGTCCACCAATCATCTTCATCGAGCCAATCCCAATCAAAGTCAACATCACCAGATTGTGCATCTTCTACAATAGTGGCTGCATTTAAGTCACCATTTTCCAATTGGTGCATGATATCTTCAATTTCCTCGACTGTGGCATCTGGATAAATTTTATTCAATATATCTTCATCAATATCAATTGCATATCGCTTCTCAACTTGATGCCATTCACTTTTAATTATTCTCATCATCTACTCCAAATAAAAACAAATCAACTCGCATCATTGCTTCTTCAAGCGTTAGCGCAAGAACCTTAATTGTTGCCTCATCACCCACAATCTGTAAATCAAAAGGCACTTTGCCTTTGAATCGGAAATCTTCGGGTAGGATTGTTTTGACCTCAAACTCTTGTAGAGCCTTGATACGGTCCATGACTTTCAAAATGTCCATGATATTCTTTCAAAGTTTCAATCATTATATCAGAGCCCATAAAGTAATGAGGCAATAAAAAACCCTGCCGTAGCAGGGTTGATTAAGTTTACCGAATCTTACTCAGGTGTTTGCTGAGATTGGACTTGCGGTGTTGCCTGTTCTTTAATCTTCTCAACTAAAGATGCTACCTGTATATAAGGTAACTGTCCGAGGCCTTGTAGGACATTGTTTACTTCTTCGACTGTTAATTCAAGTTTAATCATTTTAACTCCTTATAATGAATGATTTATTTATATTGGATTATACACTATTGAATGTATTTGTGAGGCAATTATTCGTCAGCAGGTAATGGTTGGTTGTCTTCAGCCAGCCAAGCAAGATAAACTTGGTAGTCTGTGTTGGCGGGGTCAACCATGAAACTGGTTATAGAACCATCATCATTTTGTTTACTGACGCATCTATTGTTTAAAATTTTATACATTTACAACTCCGAAGAAAAACCAAGATATGATGATGAATTGTTGGTAAATATTGCATTGCCAGACGCCGCTGTAACACTTGTTGCAGGTGTTCCATTAACAAAATATCCAGTTGTTGAAGCTACATATAGAGATAGGGTTGGTATTGTTGCGTTGCCAGTAGTGCCATATTCAACTGAAAAATAACCAGCAGAATTTGGCGATGTCAGCGATGGGGCAATTCGCATAGGTACAGGTAAAGCCCCATATCCATATACTGATGTTGTGCTTCTGTTGTAACCAGACGCAATAGGTTGACTGTTGCCTGTAATTTGATAATAATATCGCTGACACAAAGCCAACTCAACACCATATGAACGATTCTCAAATGGGGATGCAGTAGACCCTGCTTCTAGTTGTACACCTGTGATAGACCATGTTGCGCCACTTGTTGCACCTAGCTTTACCGAACCTGATGTAGCCCATGCCGCACCAGCAGCCCATGCACCAGCGGTTGCTTGATAAGTTGAGCCTGTGCCTAAATCCCAGTTTACATACATACCACCACCATTAGTGGTTAACCAAGTACCAGATTGGTCGCCAGCGATAGTGATGGTTTTTTGTTCCCAAGTGTTTGCTGCGTTTATTGTGTAGGTAAACACATAAGTTCTGTTGGCTGCGTTGTTGTAAATTCCACCTGCAAAAGTACCAGTAAGACTAGACTTAACCCAAAAAGATAACGTAATTGTTTGAGCGCTTGCCGTTCCCCATCCTAAATCTGCAACATTAAAACCTTCAATAGTTTGAAGTGCTCTAGCAGTATTACTAGCGGAAGCAGATGCGCCTGTTCCTACAGTAACAATAAGGCTATTATTAAATCCTGTTGGTGCAGAAGTAGATTGTTGTACTGTTGCCCCAGTAGAATATCCAATTCCTGCTAACCATCTATCAAGCGTATAAGGAACAGTAGCGCCAGTACTAATTAGCGCCCCCGCATTACGCTGGTCAATCACCATTGCACCGTTGATTATTCGATTTCTAAAACTTGTATTATTTGACCCTGACTGGGCTATTGAGACTGCGTTTGTCATGCTTTATCTTTCAGTGCCGCTACATCGGCTTGTAGTTGAGTGATGAGGGCTTGTTGTTCTTGGATGCATTTCATAAGCATCGGTAAAAACACTTCTTTCTTCAAAAGCAAAACTTCTTGGTCATCATTTGGGCCATCGTGATGCGTGACAACCATATTGGGAAATACTTTTTGAACGTCTTGGGCAATCCAGCCAAGTTCTTTTGAAACACTATCCTCATCAGATTTCCAGTTGTACTTAACAACAGGAATTTTGCAAATATCTTCTAAATAACTTCTTGCTGGCTCAATGTTTTTCTTTCTGCGCTCATCAGAAGTTGTAACAGTTCCATTACCTCGAATACCATATTGAAAAGAACCACCAGAAGCTCTACCTTCAAAGAAATACCAACCTGTTCCAGCCGCTGTTTCTGTTTGAGCCCGTATGACGCTTGATGTGTAAGAAGATGAACTTGAATAAAACCCGCCAATTACAGCACTGGTTGTTCTATATCCAGATATTATTTCATCCCATACTTGGGCATGAAGTGACCCCACCAGCAAGTTACCGCTGGAGTCGATACGCATACGTTCTGTAGGAGAGCCACCATTAGGTGAGGTTGCAAAAACCATTGCTCCTGCAAAGTTTCCGTCTGTTGCGTTTTCTTTAATTCCTTTTATATTTGTAGCATCAAAATAATTTCCTGCCGTATTATATTTTGCTCTAAATGTAATACCACCACCAACTCCAGTGGCAAATGACGATGTGTCTGTTACGGTTATCAATCCTCTAGCATCACCATTAGTTCCTGATACACCAGTTACATCAAGTTTGATGACAGGTGTAGCAGTACCAATACCCACATTACCGCCGTTGGGGTTGAGCAATAGGTCGTAATTGCTTGCCAAACTTGTTTGGTCTGTAGCTTGTATCCAGCCAGCGCCAGTTGCAGAAATAGACCCAAAGTCTATTACTCCATTTGAGGCAGTTCTGATTCTGAATGTTCCGTTTTGGGTAGTTCCTGAAGTAGCAGGAGCAGTCCCTGTGCCGCCAGATAGACTTAAAGTTAATGCAGGCGAACTCGTACCAATCCCCACTTTACCAGAGGAGTCGATACGCATACGCTCTGTTGCACCAGAACCTGGATTTGTACCAATTACAAAATCAGAAAGTGCAGACGCTTGATTTGTAGTTTGCGTTCCAAAAAATGTTGCAAAGTTTCCAGCGGCATCTTGAGTTCCAATTATACACCAGTTATTATTGGTACTACTTGTGTTTTTCAGAAGAAGTGGAATGTTTGCATATGTACCAAGAACAGACGTATTTGTGCTCGAAGCAAAAATATTTAATTTAGAGTTTGTTGTTGTTGTACCAATACCCAAATTACCCGCAGAATCAATACGTAAAACCTCAGTACTGTTTACTTGAGTTATGAATGGGTTTACGCCTGTTGCGCTGTTAACAACTAATTGACCATTGATTGTACCGCCTGTAACCGATAGATTGGTTGCAGTACCCATGTATGTTGAAATTGCGGTGATTACATCACCTAATGTAGCAGGATTTGCTAATACTACTGTTGTGCCGGATGTTGCAGTAAAATCAGCCGCAGCTAATTTCACACCATTTCTGTAAACGTCAATGTAACCAACGGCATAACTTGGTACTGTAAATGATGTTTGACCCGCTGTGGCAGTAAAGTCTGTTACTGACCTGTAGCCGGAAGTTCCTAGAAAGGGGTTTGTTATTCTACTTAGAGGCATTATATTCTCTCAAAGAAATTGTGATTATGTTCTATTTATAACATCAATTCTTGTGTAGGGTCTTGGTGACACACAAAATTGATGAATTCACACGCCATATCTTCATCGTTGAAGTACCGAACAATAGTTTGTGCTGTATTGATTGAGATGAAACTTATAAGAATATTCTTTTTATAGACTGAAAACTTAACAACCCATCCATTGCGGACTACAGGTTCCCATGAGCATATACTCTTGGAAATGTCAAGTTGAAGAATTTTTCTAATTGAAACTGAAATCGGTTCTCTCTGCATACCACTATGTATATAAAGAGAGAACCGAATATTTCAATAGTACTTTGCAAACCCGTTAGATTTGCGATGCTCGTAAACAATTTCAGCCCAAGTACAGATAAAATTGCCTATTTTTTTCAAAAGCATGATTAAGCCTTTGTAGTTTTAGAATATTTTGACAATGAATCTAAAACTTGATTTGTTACTTCTTGGTTAGTTTTTACGATTTGATTAACAAACTCGGTTTGTTTGTCGATGAAAGCATTTAGTGGTACTTGCAAGTCTTTATCTGCTACGAATGTATTAACAAAGTATTTTTTTGCACCTTGAACGGTTTCAATGAATGTATCTACTGCGAACATGTTTATCTCCTAAGACGATTAATAAAACAGGCCTCACTATTGAGCGCCTGTCCTATTATATAGTATTCTGTTGTGCGTTGCAACATATTTTTACTAGATTACTGAGTCTAATTCTGACTATCTTCAAATTGCATTTTGGCAAGGATATAATCTTTAACCAATGATGAACGAACAATATCATCAGCGGTAAATTCAATGCGAGTAAATGCCTTCATATGATAGGCAATGTCAAAGAATTTTAAAATGCCTGATACATCATTTTTTTTCTTATTCAGGTCGGTTTGTCTGTAGTCACCACACCATATAATCTTTGAACGATAGCCGACCCGTGTCATAACGGTATCAATTTCTTCAAAGGTCATATTCTGCATTTCATCCACAATAATGATTGCATCATCAAATGACATACCACGAATGAATGAAGTTGATATGAATTCAATATAATTCTGTTCTTCTAATCTATCCCATGCATCACGGCGGCCGAATAGTGTCTCGCAAATTTGTCTGTATGGTTGCTGATAGATTTCCATTTTCTCATTTACATCACCAGGCAGGTGACCAATCTCACGGCTCTGTACCGCTGACCGAACGATAATGATTTTATCAAATGGATTTGATTTGTCTAGTACTTCTTCTATCGCCTTGTATAATGCACAAAATGTTTTACCTGTGCCTGCAACACCATGTAGTGCTAAAAAATAATCACCTCGCTTGTATGAATCAAAAAATAGTTTTTGATTCTCTGTTAGTGGGTCGAATGTTCTTAGGTCGTCTATCTTTATCTTTAATGAATTTGTTGGTTTTGGAGAATTAACCTTGGCGGTTTCAATGAATGTGTTAGCAGTCTGTTTGCGAGCCATAGACTTCCTTTTGGTAGGTACGTTAGGGTTTTCTTTGTGTTGTCTCATAATTTGTTCAGTACATGTGCCTTATGAATTTTGCAGCTGACCCATGAGTTATAATAATTTTCCGATAATAAAGCATCTCTTATGAAAATCTCCTTTGTTTCTCTATATGAGCACTCTGACCTACTTTTACACAGGTACAGTATGGTGCGCTTAAAGTTTTCCTCCCCTAATTTCTTTACATCTTCTTGTAATTCTTTAGACGAAGACCAATAGTTCGACCATCCAGAAGACAGTCGAACCTTTTTCTTTTTACCTTTGATTTGTTTTGTGCCGGCTCGAGTAAAAAACTTTTTACCCACATATTTGCGGCCATTGAGATTGTTTTCAATAAGATATACGAATCCAAAATAATCACCAACATCTTCTTCTGTAAATTCTTTGTTATTATATAACCACATTATCTCATTCTTATAAATAAGTGTGGGTCGCCAACCACCACAGTCGCACCCACTCTAACATTGTAAAGGAATGTCAGCATGAGTATTTATACACCAGATGTTGAAGATGATATATTCATCGAAATGAGACTATGGATGAAAGAAAATCCATTAACAGAAAATGATATACAATGTGATAAAATACCTGCATGGAATAAAGGCATACCAAATTCACCCGAAACAAGAAGACTTTGTGGTATAGCCGCAAAGAAAAAAGTATTTACGGATGAGATGAGGGAGAATTATAGGCAATCTAAGTTGGGTGATAAAAATCCAAATTATAAAAAACCTATGCCTGAAGAACAAAAAGAAAAATTAAGATTACAAATGACAGGTAAAAAACTACCTCTTCATTCAGATTGGCATAAAAAGAATGACCATCATACTAAACATATGATGGTCTGTCCTCATTGCAATAAAATTGGAAAAGGTATGGTAATGCAACGATGGCATTTCGATAATTGCAATCGAAAATCTTAATCATCCTCTTCTGGAATATTCTCACTATCTAGTAGTATGTACTCCGAACAGAATGGACAATATATCGGGTCATCGTCACAAAGGTCTTCATTATATTTTAGTGTGAATTCTGATTCACAGTTATCACAAACGTGATGCAATGTTGCCATTAATCAGCCTTTCCGCATTTAGCTCTCTTTGCGTTAGTTAATGCACCAAAATCTACAGGCCATTCTCGTCCTGGTTGCAACTCAACTGCCCCAGCAGGGAAATGATATTGAACACCAGCAACTTGTTGAATTTGTGTAAGTGGTACACGGTACTTAGTCAAGTCATTACCTAGATTAGGATATGGCGCTGTATGAGAGAACATCCAACCAGCAACTTGTTTAGTTGTATTGTTAATCACAATCTTATAGTATGCATGTGGCACAATAACACCATTGCCGATAGTCTTGTCACCTTGACCATAGATTGCACCAACATAGATTGTGAATGGTTGATTTAATTGTACTGCCCAACCACGAACAGAGGTTTCAAGTAACTTCCAAATACCACGATTCAATGATCCTGCCTGTGGGTACATGTTAGTCATTAGAAACGATTCATACTCAACCTGTGCTGACCATGACAAGTCACCATCAGGTGCGGCATGCCCTTTATCGTAACCTGTTGCAGCGTAGTCATCAGGTCTTGCACCTGTGCCACCTAAACTTGCATCAGCAACAAATGCATTGGTGCGTGGGAAACAACCTAATGCATTTTGTGGTAGTAGTGTATATGAAACATAAACTGGAATCTTAACTGGTGTGTCATATGCAACAAAATAGGCCTCACGACAAATTGGTTGTGCTGGGCGTTGTGTTTGTGCAAAACCATATGGATTGTGTACTGCACACGCTTGTAGTGGCATAGGTGCTCGTTGGTCCCATGCAAATGCCTGTGTGGCAAATAGTGCCAATAAAACTAATAATTTTTTCATTTTCTATCTTTCTTTTATACTGCAAATGATGAACCACAACCGCATTTATTAGTTGCATTTGGATTATCAATCACAAAGTTTGAACCCATTAATTCTGTTTTGAATTTGATTGTTGCACCTTGTAGGTATTGCATACTCATTGCATCAACCAATACTTGGAGTTTTTCATTAATGGGAAATTCAAAGTCATCTTCATTCTTCTCCCAATCCCATGTGAAACCATATGAGAAGCCAGAACAACCACCGCCTTGCACAAAAACTCTCAACCCCTTAACATTTGGGTCGTTCTCATCTATGTATAAGTCTGTAATCTTATCTTTTGCTGATTCGTGTATTGTTATCATTTTATTTCCAATATTTTGAATAGTCTATTTTGTTCCAATAACTTTCATTGTTTCTATTCCAAAAGTTTTTTATGAGATACCAAACCATACCAAAATATCCCATCTTTTGAAATCTCCTACTGTCCTGCCCAAAGTAATGTTTGATTAATTTGAATTTTTCCACATCATACTTTTTAGATAAAAAGAAATCTTCGCTAGTTCCATATTTTTCTGGAAAACCACCAAATTGCTCAAATCTATCACGGCGAGTCAGCATGTAAGCGCCAACAGCAAATGGGACTTTATAGCTCATAATTCTATTCACGAAATTAAATAACATGAATCCAATCTGTGCTCTTTCATCACCATCGTAGCATTTTATATATGCCCCAATCAAATCTAAGTTGTTCGATTCTAATTCTTTAACTGAATCAGCTATAACTGTATCAGAGAAGAATCTAACATCGCTATCTATGAATAATATGTATGGTGTGGTAGCAAGTTTAGCACCATTGTTTTTTGCTATTGAAACTGGACCACCCTCAATAATCTCCACATTCAAGTCACCTTTCATTACTTGAATAACTTCCCGTGTGTTGTCAGTAGAGCAATCTGCAATAATAATTCTAGTATTGCCTATTTCTTGCTGTCGTAGGTGCATTAACAAGTGAGCAATATAATTTTCCTCATTCTTACAAGGCACTACGATTGTAATTTTATTCTCTAAATCTTTTGACATTTACCAACCACCTTAAATTTATCAAATTTTAACCAATATGTCATTGATTGTAACGATTGTTCGCATTGTTGTTGTGTTTGAAATTCTAAAGTTATTTTACCTGGTACATCATTTGGATTGTTGATATGCACTGCTATCAGTATCATTAACCACATCATCTTTCTCCTTGGTCCATGTAATTATCTCCCATTTACCATCGTGATGCTCTACTAATGCTGTACAACTCTCAACCCAATCACCATCATTCATATAGACAACACCATCTATATCTTTAATCTCTGCGTGGTGTATGTGGCCGCATATCACACCATCATAACCACGTTTCTTACAATATGCTGCAAGGTTCTTTTCAAAATGAAATATGAAATCAACTGCTTTCTTTACTCTTGTTTTGAGATATTGACTAAGACTAAAGTACCTAAAACCAAAACGATGCAGAAACCAATTGAGTTTACTATTAAGCGCCAGAATGAAGTCATACGCCTTATCTCCTAAAAATGCCAACCAAGGAGCTAATCTTGTAATGCCATCAAACAAGTCACCATGTGTGACCAGATAATGTTTACCATCAGCGCCTATATGTTCTATTTGATTATGTATCTCTACTGTGCCAAAACTGAAACCATAGGGTATCATTGGTCTTAGAAATTCATCATGGTTACCAGCCACATAGATTACTCTTGTTCCTCTTTTTGCATGACCAAGTACACGGCGCACAACATTTGTATGGCTTTGTTTCCATCGCCATTTGTTTTGTTGTATGCGCCATGCATCAATTATATCTCCAACAAGATATAGTGTGTCACATGAATTATGTTTCAGAAAGTTATTTAACTTATCTGCTTGACAATCTTTTGTCCCAAGGTGTACATCGCTAATAAAAATACTGCGATAGGTTTTGTTCATCTTATTACTCGTTCATTCGCCATTTGTTTTCTGGCAGTCCATAGTCCCATTTGGGATCCATTTCAACATTCCATCTAGTAGTGGCAACATTAAAATCTGGTATCTTCATTTCTTTAGGATTAGATGCTGGTTCTAAAATAACAACACGATTATTTGGTTGTGCAGCAAATTGCCCATTATCTAACTTAATGAAGTTGAAAGATTTATGGTCTTCAACATCTTCACTATGACCACAATCTATTGTATTGAAATCTGTATGTGCAGAATCAACAGTAAAAAGATATTCTCCTTCTGCCCATAAGCCATCTTTCATTTTTATTTTACATCTCATATTAGATATCATGGCCTTTTTAATTACTGTGATATCATAAGACATACTGTTCCACAACTGTAGAAAATCTAATGGATACGGGTCACCTTCAATTGGTTTCCAACAATATGCGTGAAGTGGCAACTTATCATAAAGTGCGCCATAATGATTGAGATAAGATTCAATACGAAACGCTTGACTTCTCAATGACTTTATACTTATCCACCAACAAGGTTCTAGTTCTCCATGACCTTTTTGAAAATCATAGAGAAACTGTCTGCGAATAAAACAATTTACTGGAGGGAGATTTGCTACGATGTGTGCCATTATGCCGCCTTAGCCCAAACATCATTACCCCATTCACCAGACAATGCACCCTTGGCATAATCTGTGACTCTATTCTCAAAGAAGTTACCGTGAATTGGTGCGTTAATCATTTCTTCAACCCATGGAAGAGGATTCTTCTTTACCTTAAAAATACCTTTAAGACCAAGAGATATAAGACGCCTGTCAGCAATATAGCGAATATACTTTTTGACATCTTCACTAGATAAACCGTCCATAGCGCCCATAGAAAAGGCGAGGTCAATAAAGGTATCTTCAAGTTCAACCATTTTCTCTGCAATAGAGTAAATACGGCCTTTAAGGTCATCGTTCCATATCTCTTTGTTTTCCTCTATGTAGGTACGGAATAACTTAATCATATTCTCGGCGTGTAGTGTTTCATCAACGATAGACCAAGTAACAATCTGTCCCATGCCTTTCATTTTGCCTGTACGTGGAAAATTCAGCAACATAATGAATGAGGAGAACAACTGCATACCTTCTGTGAAGGCACTAAACACAGCAATGTGTGTTGCAGTATTTTCTTTGGTTGTATTCTGACCTGAAATGTCCATAACATATTCGTGTTTGGCTTTCATCGCCTCATATTCCATAAATTGATTGTATGTGGTTTCAGGTAGACCAAGAGTCTCAATCAAATGACTATAGGCAGCAATATGCAATGCCTCACGAGCTGCAAAACCCAACAACATCATACGCACTTCAGGCTGTGGGAAGTATGGTAGATAGTTGTTTACATAACCACCTGCAACGTCAATGTCACCTTGTGTAAAGAAACGGAAGATATGTGTTAGGAATTGCTTTTCTTCTTTAGATAGTTTGTTCTTCCAATCTTTCACATCTTCTGCCATTGGTACTTCAGTATGTAACCAATGTGACTGTTCATGTTTCAACCATGCGTCATATGCCCATGGATAGTTGAAAGGTTTAAAACTTGTTCTGTCTTCTGATAAATTACTTTTTCTTTTACTCATTGTGCCCACTCTTGTAATTCGTTAACTGTTTTTGACCCGACTAATCTTTTAACTTCTATATTCTCATCAAGCATTACCAATGTTGGTACACCACGAATACCATATTCTTGTGCAATATGTGAATGTGTATCAATATCAACCACTTCAATTGGTAAATTTAAACCTGCTGTTTCTAAGTTCATGGCCAAATCTTGGCAAGGACCACACCATGATGCGGTAAATCTTACAATTCTTTTCATCTATCTCTCCATTAATTCGTTTACAAAATCCAACAACAAGGTATGATGAACGCCTTGATGATATTTTCCTTTTAACCAACTGTAACTATCATACCAGAATTGTTCACTCTCAGGATGACAACCAATTAACCCTATACGATTTTGTATAATAGCCATGTTATCACCATTACTATATGTGGCGATAGTTTCGTAGGGTGAGTTTTCATCACCAACTAAAGCACAGCCATCATAGAAGAACATATCTATCGGTTGATTTTTCCACATGATAGGCATATTCTTTGCATGAGGTCTTCTTGTGCAAGTGTTAGGCCTTCTAATATACTGCACCGCATCAACTTTGTCAAGTATGTTAAAGTAATTTTTGCCTGCCCAATATGCACCCATACAGATACCAAGATACTTGCCACCTCTTGCTACAAAATCAACGACAACATCTTTATTGTTTTTCAGTACGGTGTCATATGAATCTGAATCACCAAAACCACCAGGAAAAATAACCATATCGACACCATCAAAGAAACCTTCTTCAACTTCATTCTTTGAAAAAAGTTTGAATTTATAATTTCCCGATAATGCTTTCATCACCCCATTGGATGATTGTACGGAACATTTTGGGTCACATACAAATAAGGCTATAGTTTTCATTTTTTGAGTTTGATACCAATATAAGTTCCTAACCATGCACCAATTATTGCAGGTAATAATAACCAGTGGTCACTTGTATAACCAATGACCAACATACTTGCAATTACATAAACAACAACTGCCCAATTAGCGGATGCAAGAGCATTTCTGTCCTGCACCGCACCCAAATAATATGTATAGAATATGTCCGTAAAGAACATTCCGAAGAATGCTGCAAAGTACGGCCAATATTCTATCATCCCTCACACGCTAAACAAACTTCCTCACTTGCAAGTTGTTTCATATCAATTTCTTCAATTACATTACGTTCAATTCGTTTAGATACTTTGTCAGCCTTTGCCAACTTTTCACTACGACAATAATACATTGTTTTGAGTCCTTGTTTCCATGCCTGAAAGTGTACTGCATGGAGATATTTGACGTTTACATCTGGTCTAAAGAATACATTCAATGACTGTGCCTGGTCGATATACTCTTGTCTATTAGATGCATGTTGAATAACCCAGCGTTGGTCAATCTCCATACCAGTTTTGAATACATCTTTTTGCCACTCATCAAGTATATCTAAATGTTGGCATGAACCATCGTTAGCAATGATTGATGACCAAACATCATTATATTCTGTTTCAGTTTTTGTAAGGTCTCTAATGATTTTATCCAAATGCTTATTCTTATTCAAAAACGCACCACTCAACGTGTCTTGTCTGTAAGCATTTGCTCTATACGGTTCAATGGAAGGAGAAGTATTACCCATAATAATAGAACTTGAAGCATTAGGAGCAATGGCGAGCATATGACTAAAACGCTTCCCAGTACCACTAGCGTCAGGCGCTTCACCACGTTCAGAACCCAATTGTAAATTCGCTTCATCTAGTTTACCTCTAATGTGTTGGAATATTTGTTTATTTTTTCCTACAGCCAGTGCTGATTCCCATGGTGTATTATTTTTTTGCAAATAGGCGTGCCATCCAAGAGCGCCGATACCGATGCTTCTTTCACGCATGGCTGAGTATTTTGCACGCTGAACGGCGGCAGGCGCATTATCAATAAAATACTGAAGAACATTATCAAGCATTTCTGCAATATCACGAAGGAAATTAGGATCCGTCCTCCACTCATCATAGTACTCCAAGTTAACAGAAGATAAACAACAAACTGCCGTGCGGTCTTTGTCTGTTGGTAAAATAATTTCACTACACAAATTTGATTGTTTGATTGATAGGCCTAGTTTCTTTTGAAACTCTGGCATCATACGATTACTTGTATCAATGAAATGTAGATATGGTTCACCTGTTTGCATACGCATTTCAAGTATGCGCTGCCACAATTCTCTTGCAGGTATTGTATCTCTCACTTCTTTATTGTGTGGGTCTTTTAGTTCCCATGTATCATCAAACTCAGGGTCAAGCATACACTGTTCAATGATATGCATGAAGTCATCTGTGATATTAATGCCATGATGTAAATTCAGGCAACGCATATTCTGGTCGCCTGTTGGTTTACGCATCTCTAAAAATATGAGAATATCCGGATGACTAATGT